TTCATCTATACCTAACGGTAGCGTTAATCTTACAAACACATCTGGCCATATTGGAACGACTGCATTATACAATGCATCAGTAGATTTAACTAATTGTGCTGGGTCAATAACATTCGATTCAATGGATGGTACATTATCAATTGATACACCATCAGAAAATAAATCATTAAAGAGGTCATTTGCTCGTTCTAAGAGCATAGAAACTGGTAGAGTAGAGAAAGGTTCAGATTCTGACCAAAAGGTCGTTACAGTCAATAAAACATTTGATTATTTCGCTTTCCACACTGTTGAATATAAAATGTTACCAGTATCACAAAAAATAAACACAGTTGAAGATATACAAGTAAAAGTATATTGCACAAACTGTGGTGCTAAATTAGGTAAAGGTCACCGCTTTTGTGGTAAATGCGGCACAAAAGCATAAATAAAAATTAAACGAGTTAACACAAAATAAAAAAGCCTAGATTCTAGGCTTTTTTATTTTATTAATAATCGCATTTTATTTTTTATAAATAATTTATTTAAATCTGTAATTGATAAATTTGTTATTACACAATTTTTCTTTCCATCGGCATTAACACCTAACCAAACGTATGTTAATTTATTTATAACAAATATTTTATAATAATGTGTTGGTATTTTAATTCTAGAATTTGGTAAATACTTTTTATTATTTTCATCGTAGATAACACCAGTGATAATAATAGCGTCTTTTTTATATTTGGTTATAGAATCCTCAACATTCATTTCTAAATTTTTCCATGGGTGTTGATTAAAATAAGCATATTGTGGAGCTTGATTTAACATACTAAATGAATAACGATTTGTTATAGTATCATAAGATGTTATATGTGAAGGTGTTAAATGACCTAAATCAAACCCAGTTTTACTATATTTGCTTTGTATATACTTTCCTTTTTTTGATTCTTGGAACCAACAATTACATCTATCATAAGTACCTATTTTTTTAAAGTTTTTATAACTTATAATATGTTTTGAAACTAATGTTGATGTGTCGTCATCTAAATATAGTGTAATATCACCATGATTTATAGATAGTTTATTTTTTATTATTACATTTGTTTGAGAATAATAACCAAAAGTTATAATAAGTGTAAATAGAATTAAAAATTGTCTCATGTTTATAAATATTTGCATCTTCGGTTTTTTTTATGTATATTTGTTTTAAAATATTTATTATGAAAAATGAACTATTACTAGCAGCGATAAACGACATTAAAACTTTGGTGAAAGAAAATCCTAATGATATGGATTTAGGTAAAAAAGTTAGAAGTTATTTTTTAAATTTGCCAGATGTTATTGATGACTTTAAAAAAGAAATTAATACATATGATGAAGGGTTAAAATAAATATTCATAAAAACAAAAAGGCTGATTTTCCAATCAGCCTTTTTAATTAATTTACTTTATTTTTTATAATTTTTTTAGCGTATTTATTCATAACTTTGATTACTTCATCAACATTATTAGTGTTTAATATAACTTTATCCCTATCTCTACCATTAGGTGTGTAATCATGTAATATAATTTCCCAAAATGATTCGCTATTAGGAATGAATGAATTTGTTTTTCTATCATAAATTTCATTACGTAATTCAACTGATAATTCTGGTAAAAAAATTCCGTTTTTATCTGATATTTTTCTTCTATCACCAATTTTGAATTTTTTACTAATTGGTGTTTCAAAAAAATTAATAATATCACCATAAATTGATAAAGCATTTTTAATCCTTTCAACACTATTATCATTCTCTACCATCAAACCTTTTGATTCAAAATATCTTTGTTCATTTAATAAATTAGCTTTTCGTATAACTTTTATTTTATCAAATCTTCTCATATCATTTTTATTTATAAATATCCTTATAAAACAAAAAAGGCTAATCTTCCGACTAGCCTTTTAAGTTTATATGATTAAGTTATTATCTTAATTCATTAGGGTTGAATGTCATAACACCGTCAACTCTCAAGTGTCCGTAGAAACGGTTATTTACTACTTTCTTAGCGTAACGAGTCATGATACCTTTAACTGGAGCAAAGTTAAATGGATTGTACATTGTTGGAGTTAATTGTAACGGCACGTATGGTGCGTAGATATAACCAGTGTCTAACAATGATTTACCTTTGTGACCAATGATGATAGAGTAAGCTGGCGCATAAGGGTCACGGTACACTTGGTAACGTCCGCTTAAAGAACCGATTCTTTCAATACCCATGTTGTATTGGTCTTGCTCTGGGTTAGCATCAGATACGTGGAAGTATTCTAAATCATCGAAGATTGCAGAAATTTCTGAAGATACAACGATAAAGTTAGCACCACCTCTTAACGTAGATTTGTGGATTTGAGCAGAGATTTGGTTTAATTTAGTAATTAAAGTTTGGTTCCACTCTTTTTGTGTATATGGTGCAGCAGCAGATGTAGCTTTTCTCCATCCGTTGTAGTCCCATCTTAATTGCCATGCAGCAGCTTTACGTAAGTCACGTAAAATCTCACGGTCAATCTCAGCAGCAACTTGCTCAGATAACATTGCTGTTAATTCAGCTTCAGCATCGATGTTGTGGAATGCACTAACGTCTTGTGCTAACTCTGGAGACCAAGTAGCTCTTAATTTTCTTTCTTCAACAGATACAACAACTTCATCTAATTTGAAAGATACTTCTCCCATTTCAGTTTCAAGTTCTAATGTTGCATATTCAGCCCAAGCAGCGTTGAATGTGAATGCAGATACAGTAGTTGCAGAAGCACCAACGTAACCATCATAAGTAGCTGTAGAACCAACAACAGCACCAGCAGCAGTTGTTCCAACTGGGTGAGTTAAATCTAATGCTAAGTATACAGTACCAGTAGCATCTGTAATTGATGTATAATCAACGATTCCTTTACCATATTTTTGAGTAACTAATCTGAAAGGAACAGATTTGTTAGCAGCAACGATAACGTTAGCGTCTTTGTCTAAAATGTTTGCAGTTGTAACAACATTTAAAGAAGCTAAGAATGATTCAGTATCCATTTGGTTACCGTCAGCACCAGTCATAACTTGTTTGTTAGTGTTGTTTGGTGAGAAACCAGAAATACCAACGATAATTTCTCTAACTGAACCATCAGTAGCTGTAGCTAAAGTACCAGAACCAGCTAAAACAGAGAATTCACCATTAGCACCTAAAGATAATTTACTAACGTTAGTATGAGTTCTAATAGTTAAAGTACCTTTAGAGTTGTCAAATAAACCATCGTTATAGAAAATATCATATAAGTTCTTAGCTTCCATTACTGTAGGAACACAAGTACCAGCAGCTGGTAATACACATGATGGCATACCAGTTGATGCAAATGATGTGTGAGCAGAATACTGACTGTTTGCGTAAGTATCAGAATCATAAGCAGAACCAGCAGCACCAGCAGCATCAACTCTTGAAGATGTTTGTGGAACAAAGAAGAACAATTTACCAATTGGCATGTTCATTGCTTGTACAGACACGATGTCGTTAGCTAATAATTTAGAGAAAACACGTCTAACGATAGGGAAAACTACAGTTTCGAAAGAACCAGAGTTTGTAGCTGTCGTAGTTTCAGTTAATAATGAAGACGCTTGGTTTTCATATAACTGAGCGATGTTTTCTTTTACGTGGCCTCTAAGACCCTCTAAGAATCCTAATGATTCCCATTTGTTTTGAGTTTCCAAACGGATAGCCTTCATGTGGTTTAATCCGATGTTACCTACTTGTCCAGATGTTAATAAATGTGACATAATTGTTTTTTGTTTATTGTTATTGAATATTATTATCTTTTTTCAACTCTATTAATTAAGTCTTTAATTCTTTGAGTTGATGGGTCAACATAAGCAGTACTTTCGTTTAATTGTTTAGATGTGCTTGTTGTTGATTCTTTTATTAATTTGTTTTCTAGTGATTCAGTGATTGGTTTTCTAGTTTCCAATTCGTTAGAAATCACTTTGTATAATTTTTTAGATTCTACCAAATTAGTTGCTTGGTCAAATCTTTTTAAAATACTTTGTTTTTCAGCTTTTGTTGTTGAATGTTCAGTAAACAATCTTGTAATATATGTTAAGTTTGAGTTGAACACTACAGTTTCTACTAACTTAGTTCTAAATTCTTTAAGCGCTGTTCTGAATTCTTCATTCTCAGTTTTTAATTTTTTAGCTTCTGTTAATAAACTGTTATATTTTTTAGCTGTTTCAGAAACGATTTGTCTAGCTTCTTCTAAATGTTTTTTGTCAGACTCTGGTGCGATAGTTCTACCACCACTGTATTTTTTACCATGAGCATGAGCTAAAGCTTTGCTTTCATCTAATTCGTCTTCATCAGACTCTTCGTCAGCAGCAATAAGATTGTTTTCTTCTTCCTCATCTTCTTCTTCGTCTTCCTCTTCTTCAGATTCTTCACCATCTTCGTCATCTAACTCGATGTTGTATTCTGTATCATCAGAATCATCTTCATCTTCGTCATTACCACCTAAAACTGTTAAATCATCATCTTCAGTTTCATCGCTAGCAAATTCATCAGAATCAAAATCTTCTTCATCTTCAACATCTTTTAAAGAATCTAACTTGATGATATACTCACCTGGTTCAGTAATGTTAATGTGAACTTCGTCACCAACAATTTCAAAACCATCTTCTGATGTTATTTTCTTATACATGTCAAAGATTTCTTCATCGCTACTTCCAACCATATTGTGTACCTCTGGTGCTTCAACACCCATTTCATTTTCGTCTCCCATATTCATGTCTAGACCTTCTTCTTCATAGGCTTCAGTAACTTCATCTTTTTCAGATTCTTCTTCTTCAGATACTTCTTCTTTTTCATCATGAGAAGCTTCGTCCAAAGTTTCTTCCTCCAAAGATTCTTCTTCATAAATCTCTTCGTCTAAAGATTCTTTCACAACACTATCAATTTCTTCTTTCGCTACAGAACGAAGTATTTCTTTTGTGTTAGCATTCAAAGCGTTTTGAATATTTTTAATATCTAATAACGCCTCTTCTATTATTGATTTTTTTTCTGCCATTTTTAATGTTTTTAATTTTAAAAATTAATTTAGTTATAAGATTTTATCTCATTTGTTTATAAATATGTGTGTTTGTACGAAAAAACCTTTTTTTAATAAAAAAAAATTATTCAGATAAAAATTTATCTAAATCATCAATTAAATTTTCTTTTAATAAAGGCTTGGTTTTTACTTCATTTTCAACATAAGGTTTTAATTCATCAATCGTTGTTCCCATCCAAGAACCTGGTGTACTAGGCGCTGTTACAACGTCCCAACAAATAATTTCAAAATCATCTTGTACTATTTGTTCACCGTTTTTACCTTCTTTAAGCGAACCTACACCACGTGAAGAAACACCGATTTTAATTCTATTTCTTAACATGTTAGCAACGTCATCACCTTTACATGATATAATACCATAGTTTATAAAACCTGGTGACATGATGATTTCCATCTTACCCATAAGAGTATGACCTTCCCACCATGTTTCAATAATGTTATGTGAAATTCTATCACCAGCAATGATAGATGATTCTGGGTGGTCTAATTCACCCACAGCTCTACGCTCACGAATTGCTTCTTGATATAACTTGTCTTGTGATTTTAATACATGCTCTGGATATACTCTACCATTTCTATTTAAGACACCGTATTTTTGTAATACTACATAAACGATAAGTGGTTCTGCTATAACAACCTTACCAGATTCTAATTTTTTGATTTCGTTGATGAATGGATGATTTCTAGGTTCGTCTGGGCTAATGTAACCAGCATCGTGTTCAATAAGACCACCCCAACCGCTTTCACCACGTTTTAATATTCTAAAGTCTTTATAATTTATATCCATAATTTGTTGCTTATAGATATAAATATATTCTATTAATAAAAAAAGCCCCAATTGGGGCTTTATTTAATTTTTTTTCTTATGAAATTTAAATGATTTGTTGGTTTCAAATGTCGTTATCATTAATTCAGTTAAACCATTTATACTATCTGTAATTTGTATTGAATTGATGGGTAATGCTTCTTTCATAAAAAAAGTAACTTCACAATTCATAAAACTTCTTTTACCTAACTTAATTCCAGATTCCCTAATGTCTAAATCAACTATTGTTCTATCTTGATTGAAAATTATTTTATTAGCGTCTAAATAGTTAAATAGCGATTGTTTTATTTTTTTATTTAAAAACCTAATGTCAAAATTATAATTCACTACTTCATCTTTTAATGGTTCAATCCATGCTGAAATATTTAAATAAATTGATTTTGGGTTTTTATTGTTTACAGTACCGTATGCGATATTGTAATTTTTAAAGTTATTGTTTTTAATTTCTTTTCCAGTTTTCATATTTTTTTATTTAATTATATGAAAAATCCAGGACAAAGTCAACTATTTTGTTTTTAAACTGTTTTTCAAATCAACCAATCTGCTTATGTTTTTAACATAGTCTTCATTGATTTCTAATTTATCATTTAATAGTTTATCTTTAACTTTTAACAATCTATCTTTTGTGTCTAAATCAGATTCAGTTAATTTCTCATCAATCAAATTAATACACTCTCTAATAGTTTCTGAATATACAGTTTTCTTTTCTTCATCATTTGAATCAACCAGCGCTTTAATTATTTTTTTATCAGATTCATCAAGGTCAGAATATTTTTCATTGTATTTCTCAACCATTAAATTACTCAACATACTATTTGGTAAATTAAAAGATTCACTAACTTCTTTTTCTTTGTTGTTCAAAATATAGTTAATAACAAATTCTTTTGATTCAATTATTCTATCAATAGTCTTTGGCGTTTTATTTGTAAAGATTAAAAATGATAAATGTTCGTGTAACTCTTTTTTATCGTAATCGTTATCGTTTTCAAATAAAATATTTGTCAATAACTCACTATTAGCTTCCATGATATCTTTCTTATCGAATTTAGAAATAATATCCAAACACTCGTCTAAAAAAGTTTTAGCTTTTGTTTCATTAGATTCTATTTTATTTTCAATAAGATTATATATTAAAAATTGATTTTTTAATATAACGTTTTCTTTGATAGTTTTAACGTAATCTTTAAATAAGTTTTTTTTATCTTTATCTTTTGATACCACGCTTTCAACTAATATATCATTGTATACATTTTTAAGCTTACCAAAATTCTGAACTGTTTTTGTAATATCTATTTTACCCATTTTAATGTTTTATTATAAATATGTTGTTATAATCATAAATATTACTGTTCTAACATTTTATCGATGTCATCTATAATATTATCTAATTCAGAATTAATTTTTAAATTCTTATCATATATTTTAACTTTTTCAGATTTAACCTCATTGTTACCATTAATACTTTCAACAAGGATATCTAAATGTCTGTTAGTATATTTTCTTTTTCTATTATTTAAAACGTTTGTTAAGTTTTGTTTTCTTTCTGTTAACAAATTGTTTATTTTATTAACTGATTCAGCTAAATTCTCAGCTGGTGCTGGTTCTGCTGCTGGTGGTGGTGCTTCCGCTCCACCTTCAGCTGGCGCTTCACCTTCAGCTGGTGTTTCACCTTCTGGTGTTGTTTCATCACCAAAATCTAAATCTTCACCACCAGTCGAACCGCCTCCGAAACCACCACCGAAGCTACCGCCTCCGCCACCGCCAGATGTTTCTCCACCTTCAGATGGCGCACCGCCTTCACCACCGCCAGCTCTAGCCGCTTCAATATCACCAAATATGTTATCAACCTCATCAAACATTCTAGTATGTTTAATAACATTAGCAGTATTCGCCAATTCAGCAGACGCTGCTTTCTCCATACGTTGTTCAAGTAAATCTTGTTTGATTTCATCATCAGACCACCCTAAGATTTCTCTATGAGCACGAGTCCATGACATAGCACCAAAACCATTACCAATATCTGATACAGCGTCTTTAAGTGCTGTAATTTTAAGTTGTAAATGTTCAACATTAAGCATTTCAGCTTGTGTTGATGGATTGTTAAGTGTTAGCGTGAAATTATCTAATTCATCCTCAAAACCTAAAATGTATAAATGTATAATTGCAATCTTATTTAATTCTTGCAACATTGATTGTTGGATTCTGTTTATTGTTCTAGAAAAACGAATATCTTGTAACGCTAAGTTTTTACCATCACCAGCAGTCTCATCAAAACCTAAGAAAGGTTTAGGTACTCTTAACGCTGTAAATAAGTTACCTCTTAAATATTCAATATCTGCAATTTGGTCCAAGTTCGAAGCACCTGGCAGCGTGTCAATAGGGCTAGGCGCACCTTCATCCCTTACTGGGATAAAGAAATCTTGGTCGTTAGATAATTGGTTATAACGTAAATCGATTTGACCAGTTTGTGGGTCAATAATTGGCATACGTTTAAATCTATCTGCGATTGCATTTACATATTGTTCAACATCCGCATCATCAATGTTACCAACATAGATTTTATAAACACGTCTTTCTGGTGCTCTAGTCACACGATAAACAAGCATTGAATCTTCAGATAGTAATAATTGTTTCCATACACGTCTAGCTTTCTCTAATACAGATGTACCATAAGGTAAACGTCTATCATCACCCAATAATCTGAAGTGAGCAATTTGCCATGAATTAAATTCAACATCACGACCTCTCCAATAGAATTTAACTTTATCAACAGATTCATCTTCTGGTTTGTTTTTTTCTCTACCAGTAATCAAATCAAACAAACTACCTTCACGTCTTTCCATTTCATAGTTAGGCATTTGTTTTGACGCTATAACTCCATCAGTGTCGTTTATATTTAAAAATACAAAGTTATCACCATACTTACATGTGTTTCTAGTCCACATTGGTAACGATGTGTGAATATCCAATCGGTTATAAAATAAATCTTCTAATATACCTTTGATTCTTTTACTATCAGAATAGACATTTAACATTTTACCAACTCTGTTAACAGTAGTTGATTCTTCCATCATTACATCTAATGCAGCAGCAATAGCTGGATAAAACTCCATAGCCTCAAAATCTGAATATGAACCAATACGAGTTGTTTCATAGTTAATTGATTGTTGGAATAATCCATTCTCAACTTTCTTCCAAACTTGACCTAAATATTTATTTTGTTGAGCTTGTAATTTTGTAGTTTCATATTCTTCACGACTAGTAGTTTTTAATAGTTCGCTAGAACCAATATTATACCTTTTTGTCGTGTCTTTTTGTTGTAACTTAGCACCCTCTGGGCTAATAACTTGATTTAATTTTTGAAATATTGTTAAATTCTTATTTGCCATATTTTTCTTTTTTTAAAATATACTTAATTTTTTAATAAATTAAATAGTTATTCAACATAATCACAAGCAACATACGCGCTGCGGAAAGTTGTACTATTGTTATATAAATCAAGATAAGTATATGTTACCTTCCAATCTTCACCATTAGAAAAAGGTGTTGCTGAACAATAATCTTTATTTTTATTAGGGTCGTTAGCGCTTCTTGATTTGTTATCAAAATTATTAGGTTCTGGCGACCATCTATAAATATAATTAGTTAAAGACTTTCTAAAAAATTCTTGTTTCATTGTTATAAGTTTATCTCATTTTACCAAACAACCAAGCATATTCACCTTTTGGGTCTTGAACATTTTTATACGCTTTATGGTCTGGATTTATTTTAGTTTCAGTTTGTTTTGTTACTGGGTTAACAACAGTTCTTGTTGGTGATTGAGCAACATTATTAGAAGTTACCCAACTAGATAAAATTGCTTTTGTTTGTTTTTCTAATCTTTCTAAATTTTTAAATGAATGTTCCATTACCCATAACGCCATACCCAATGACATAAGTAAATCATCATGGTAACCTTCCATATGGTCTGGCCTACCATTTTTGTAAATAAATGTTTTCATTTCAGAAATGATTCTACTAGAACGTATTTTAATACCGTTTGTTCTAATCTTATATTCTAAATTTGAAATCATTGGTAAACGAACATTTGTTGCATGGAAACCTGGAATCTTATTCTGTTTGTTGTATGATGTTAATTCTCTTTGTCTAGCAGATAATATTTTACCACTAGCGTCATCATAATGCAATCTTTTGTATTCGAATTCTAATAATTTAAGTACCGTAGACACACCCATACCACCAGTAACATCGACAACAGTATAAGCTTTGTATAAATTACCGTATTCTTCAACTATTTGAGCTAACAAGTCTGGTTGTATTTTACCTTGGTATTCCATTACTTGTTCCATAGTTGTAAAATCTATAATAACAATAGTTGATGAATCCTCTCCATCACCTCTAGAAACGTCCACACCCATAATATATTGATGGTCTTCTTGTGGTTCTTCCCATACCCATATTTCTTGTTCTAAACCACTAGTGAATTTAGGTATCATAACGTTATGCTTTTCATGGTATTCAATATACTCTTCGTTGATAACGTTACCCCCAGAACCAATAAATGACACATCAAGCTCTTGCGCAATCATTTTAGCGTCATTGTTCATACCTCTACACATTTCTTCATACCATGAAGATGTAGGTTTCCAACCTTCAGCTATACGAGCGTTATAAGAAGCAAAAGTAAATTCATATTCGATTTCAACATCATCACCTTTAAGCCATCTTAAATCTTTATTGTAACGTAAATCTTCATACCATTTCATTTCAATGATATTGAAATTGTTCTTTTTGTTTCTAGCTTGGTCGTATGTTTTGTAATATAACGCATCCATACCGTTAGGTGTAGATATAAGCGTTGCTCTACCCCCAGTACCTAACGCTGTAAGCGCAGCACCAAATACCTCAGCACCATTATCAATATATGCGGCCTCATCCATAATAAGGAATGTAGGTGTAAAACCCCTTAATGCATCTTTTGATGTCGCTACCGCTTTCACACGACTACCATTAGGTAATTTAATTTCTTTTTTAGAATCGGTAAGGAAAATAGATTTAGATTCATTTTTAGCGTTGCCATAATATTCATGACCCCATACCCATCTAGGTAATTGACCTAAAAAGTCTTTAATCTTAGCTAAGAACTCAAAAGCTAACTCTTGTTTGTTGGCAATGATTAGAATCGCCTCTGGATTATCTGCATCAGCAAACCCAACTTTAATTGACATATAAGCAGCTGTTGTTGTTGATACACCAGCTTGACGTGGTTTAGTTACAATGTTAAATCTGTGTTTTTCGTATGCTGATATGATTTCTTTTTGTCTTGGAAATAATCTAAAAGGCACAAAACCTTCTTGTGTTTTATCAAACGTCTCCAAATATGTTTCAATAGCATATATTGGGTTTGTTAAACACTTAGCATATTCCTTAAATATTTCTTGTCTAGTTAACATAAAATTAATTCAATTTATTAATAAATATGTTCAAATTAAACAAAAACGTTTATTATAAATAAATAAGGGCCCTATATAGGGCCCTTATTATTATTTTATATTAGTATTATTTAAAATAATTCACCGATATCAAAACCTTCATCAGTGAAATCTTCACCATCGGAATCACCATCGGAATCATCATTGTTAACTTCACACATAAGGTCTTCATAATCAAAAGTTTCGTCACTAGAATAACCATCGGAATTTGCTTCGTTGTAACTATTAAGTTCGTTCATAGCTTCTTCTTCTCGCATTTCTCGTTTAACTTCATTTACGATATCAGTTATGATTTTTTTACCTTGTTTTGTGTTAGCCATCACTTCTTTCATTTTCATGTTAAACTCATCAACTGGTAACGCTGCTAATTCACTATACACGTGATGTTTTAAGTTGAAATCTTCAGCCTCGAATAAGTTTGTGAAACGATTCCAAAGAGCTGGTCCTAAACGCATATCCCATGGCTCAGCAGCTAAGAAATCAGCTTTATCAACTACAAATTGACCAATCTTTTTATCTTTAGGTAAACCATGTGCTGAAAGGATTTCCATAACACCTTTAACTAATTCATGAATAAGAACTGGGAAAACCATAGCTTGTGCAGTTATAACACACTTAGGGTTTTTATCAGTTGGAAAATCTACTCTAACAACACCACCGCTAACACCATTTTCCATATTTGGTATAATGTAATACATGTAATCAGCGTTAGCCATTAGTTTTGCATATTTGTTAGGTAATTTAGGGTCTAAATCAGATAATTCATCGTCAACCATATGATACATATGGTGACATTTTTTAGCAGAACCTTGCATCATAGCGTTAAGAAATCTACGTTTATAAACTTCTTTATTAGCATTAGAAATTTCATCGTGATTTTCAAATTCAACTTCAGAAATAATTGGTTTAGGGTTTTTCTTAGTACCTTCAATGTTTATTTTGTCAGTTAACTCAGCGTTAATTTCAACAATGTCTTCTGACATATCAAACTCTTCTCTAATCATTTTAACTGCTAACTCTTCAAGTTTCTTTTTATGAGCTTTTTCCAAACTCATAGTTTCAACCACCAAAGGTAAAGAATTAGAAATAGCTTCATTTTGGTTAATGCTATCACATTCAAACACTCTTTTGTATCTTTTAACTACTTCAGAGAATCTTTCACCCATTATCATTTCTTCAAATAATGAGTCATTACCCTCTGGTAACGCAGCATTATCACCCAACGAATGTTTTCTTTTGATTAAATCTTCTTCTAATCTAGAATTCATTCTTTCAGAAATATTTTCTGGGTAAACAACTGATTCATTTAATGTTTTTTGATTGTTTAATTGTTTACCTAATTTAGATTTTCTTAATGCTTCTTCTGCTATTTTTCTGTAATCACTCATTTACTTTTATATTATAACTTTATTATTGATTTGAATTTTCACCAGTTATCTGTTTTTTACCAAAAATTTTATTTTCGTAATATTTTTTAAACTCTCTTAAATTCATATATTTTTCTTCTCCACTCAAACCATTCTTAACCAATTCTTGGATTGTTTTGAATTTTTTAAAACTATTCTTTTTTTCATTAACTACATAATGTTTGTATTCAGATAAACCCATTTCTTTAATCTCGTCAATATCTTCTTTCTGACTGTTTTCTTTTTCTAACATTTCTTTCATTGGCAAAGCAATTTCTTTTTCAAATTGCTCAACTTCATAAATGTTTTTATCTTCTAAACACATAACTGATAACACAACTTCTTTATTAGGTTTAATACCTCTAACCATTCTGTAATTTTTATCACCAATGTTGAATGGTTCAGAAATTTTACCAGTTTTATCATCAACTACATTTGATAAATATTTTATTGTTGCTTGGTCTTGTGGTTCGATAACAGCATCTACATTTTTTTCTTCATTGAATACGTCTAATACGCCATCTTTAACAACATGTACATCAGCCTTATCACCAACTTTTGAAATAACATCTTGTAATTCATCTTTTGTTGCGTATACTGTTGTTTTTTTAGTGTCAAACATTCCCTCTTGTAATTTATTTTTGTTTTTCATAGTTTTGTTTGTTGTATTGTAATGTTAGGTCTTTTTCATATAGTTTGGTTTCAACCTCACTTATTGGTTCACCAAATTTAAAACAAATGCGTTTTTCTGGGTAAGAATCATATGCGTTTATGTTTTCCCATGCCAACGCTATAACACCGTCTATTGCATCCCAAACAGCAAAAGTGTCGCTATATTGTATCACATCAAATTTAATTTCAGATTCCAATCTACCAACCTTTTTAATAAAATGGTCGTGCGGTGCTGATGGTCTTCCAGACGCTGGAAACGTATCCCAATCATCACCATCAATACCATCAATTGTATCTGAAAATATGAATTCATACAAATAATTTTCTTTGTAATCTTTTCCTATTTTATTAATGTAAATTAAAAACAATTCTTTCATTATTTACTTGCTTTTGGGTCCGTTTTTGGCAACGTGTTAGGTTGAATAATAAACGGTTTATTTCTTCTACTAGGTGTAATGTTAGGTTGAACTTCATTTGGTTTAGGTTCAACCTTTGGTTTTACTTGTGGTTCAACCATTGGTTCTGAATTGTGAAATGTTTCGTGTAATTTCATAGCTAAATAGTTTTTATCTAATTTACTATTTTTTTCTAAAAGTTTCAAGTCTTTTATATCACCTTCAACAATTTTAATTTTTAATTCGTTTTTACCTTTTATAACTCTATGATAAGTATTTTTGGGTATAATAATACTTTCATTAACGTTTAATTTTTTAGGTAATTCATTATCAAATTGAATCATCCAATCATTTTCATTCAATACCGTAACTAACCTATCTTCTCGGTCTCGATGCCATGTTAATTCAGATTCATTAACATTGGCATCAAAAACACGATTGATTACGTTTCCTTTTCTAGTTTCTATATAAGGTTTTTTTCCCATAATTTTATTTTTTTCACCACCATTTACCGCCACCAGATAAACCTAATAATTTAGCGTATCTTGGTAAACGACAAGCCCAGTATCCAGCTTTTGTTTTATCATTTTTTTGTTCACAATTATGTCTATCAGCAAACGCTTTTCTAGCTTTAGGGTCTTTTAATTTAACCGCTAAATTACCACCACCAGATTTAGCACCAAATGATACTTTTTTAACTTTACCAGTTTTAGGGTTTTTTACATAAACATAGAATTTTTTAGAACCACCTCTTTTTGGTTTACCTATTTCAACTTTTTTACCTTGGTATTCAGCCTCATTTAACAATTCATCATTAACATCTTCAAAAATAAAGTTCATTTTAATTTTATCATTACCAACTTGTAAATAACCTAAATCAAAATCGTTTACAATAAATGCATCATTTTCATTTAATGTTATTAACCCTTTGCTGTATAATGATTTTACTTCTTTAAGCAACGCCATGAACTTATCTGAACCATATCTAAATACTGATTCACCTAACGCAATTTCGTTTTGAATATGGTAAGCTAAATCGCTTGAAACTGGAATATCAGAAGATACTTGCATAGGTTTTGACCATTCTGAATAATCATCTTCATGGTCTTCAATATCAACAGACTTCCATGCATCACCACTTTTAGTTTCATTCATTAAGAAATCGAATACTTGGTCAAAACTTTCTTTTGCTGTTGCTATATGGTCAGCAGCCCAATCATGACCGCTATTTAAAATCGCTTCAATTTTATCTTCATCTAAATCTAATAATAAACCAGCTTGTCTTCTGATTTGTTCTAAATTGCTAAAGAACATATATCTAGTCGGAGAACCCTCTTCTTCGTTTTCTTTTGTCAATCTGTCCCATTGTTTTTTATCTGGATAATCTTCATCACCTTTTTTTGCTGGTGCTTCACCTCTTTTTCTTTTAGCGTGTATATTAGCCCATAAACCTTTAGATTCTTCATTTATATTATCATCATGTTTAAATTCAGCTTCTTTACTACCTTTTGGTGCGAATAAACTACTTCTTTTAATTTCGTTTTTATCTAATAAGAATTTACCTTCTTGTAATTCTTCTTCATCACCAAAATTATCATTTGAATCATCACCACTATCGCCATCACCGAAGTCGCCAAAATCGCCAGAATCATCGATGGAACCATCTTGATTATCAGAATTATCAGATTCATCATCTTTTTTATCATCACCAGCTTTATTAATTTTTTTGATTATATCATTTTTATCTTCTTCGTCCATTTCTGCTGTATGGGTCGCTGAAATAACTGAATTAATAGCAAACTTCTCTAACTCAAAATCTGGGCTACCTTTTTTCTCTGTTAAATCTCTTAATGATTGACCTAACTTACCAGCAAGTTGTTGTATAAATTTTTCTGGGTCAGTTTCCTCATTAGCTTCAACACCAGCATCAAATTTTTCATCATCAAATGGTTTATCATCTTTTGGTTGTTCAGTATCATCACCAAAATCCAATTCGTCATCACCAAAATCGCCAAAACCAGCTTCATCAGCTGGTTCTGTAGTTGGTTCAGCTGGAGTAGGTGCTTGAGCCGCTGGGGCTGGAGCATCAACTTTCAGCTTATATTTTACTTCGTTTACTTCTTTTTTGTTAACGTTGTTACTTTTTTTTTTAATTCACCTTCTAGTAAAGTATCTAATCTTTTGATTGATTCCTCAATAGTTTCTTCTAAACTATGTCCATATGGCCCAACATCGCTTTTAGTTGAAACAGTATCTGCACCTAATTTTTGTCTTAATTCAGCTAATTTAGCTTCTGTATCATTTAATAAAGATAATAAACCTTCATTAGGTGCCATATCATATAAATCTTGATAAAATTTTAATGTTTGTGTTAACGCCCACTCTGGGTCAGATTTACTAGGTGCTAAAGCCATATCTTCTTCTAACTTAGCTCCAGCTCTTAATGCAGCAAAATCTGGTCCATCAATTTTATGTGGGTCACCACCTAAAGCTGCTAAATCTTTTTGTTTATTTGACATTTCTTTTTCTTCTTCTGCCATTCTATCCATTATTTCTTGAATAGCCATTTCTTCTTCAGTCATTTCCATGTCATTACCAAACATACCTTCTTGTTGAAAACCATATCCAGCAAACCCTTCACTAACTTTAACTTTTTCAAATTCATCATCAACGTCTTTATCAGCAACGTTGTCGCCAAATTGACCTTCAGCTTTACCTTCTTTAGCTTTGTTTGTTAATAGAGTACCAGCTTTATCAACAACATATTCTTGATTATCACCAATACCTTTTGTAGCTGAAAGTGTCATATCAGCTTTCAATGGGTGGTGTTCTAATAAATTATCATCTTCAAACACATTGATATCACCACCTCTATTGAATGATTCAGCCAACGATTTGAATTTTAAATTTAATTGCTTGATAGCTTTTGCATAAGATGGGTAAGACTCATCTTTTTTGTTTTGTAAACCACCAATATATTTAAAATCTTCCAACATTAAACCAGTAGTTTTAGAAGTTTTTTTAATGTAATATTCATGGTTTTCTCTAACGATTGCATATGCGTTACCGTCTGGACCAATTTTAGTTAATTCAACAGCATGATTGCTTTTATTTTCGTTTTCATTTATAGGTTTAATACCCATAAGAGATAATTGGCGTTCATGTAATTCATTACCTTTAAGACCAATTGGATTAATTAAAATTTTATTTTTCATATGTTTAAATTATATTTTTTACATAAAAGATGTGCTACCTAAATGTACATCTTTATTTACACCTAATAAGTAACAACCAGTACCACCACTAACGCTACCAACGTTAATAAAAATACTAGATGAACTACCCATGTTTAGTGAAACACCATTAATAACTATAGAACAACCAGTAGAGCCACCATATATTTCAGAATAGGTATGCGCAGTTAAATTCGGAGCATTAGCTGGTACTATTACACTATGTACTTCATTTATTTTTGCCATTTTATTTTATTTATTAATAAATATTGTATAAAAATAAAAAAAGCACCTTTTGGGTGCTTTTTATTTGTCTTTCTTTATTGATATGTATATATCACCATACCATCCAAATACTTCATCATCAAATTCAGTTGTTGGTTTGAATTCACTCATGTTAATCTCAATTTCTTCAAAAAAAGATTCGTTTGGAAATCTAACGTTAACCTTTTTTCTTCTTCTGTGATGAGGTGTTAAGTCGCTATAATTATCACTTCTTTCTGGCATATAAATTTATTTTTAATTTGATAATGGTGCTTTTATTGTTGGGTGTGATTGATAATTCTCAATAACAAAATCAGTGTTATCCAAATGTGTTATTAAACTTAAATCTTCACCCAATGATTTAAAAAACTCATCTGTTTTACCAAAGACCAAATTAGGTAATGAATATGGTTCTCTAGAAATCTGTTCTCTTGCTTGTTCAACATGATTTGAATATAAGTGTGTATCACCTAAATTACCAATAAATTCATCTGGCACCATATTAACTGCTTTAGCAATGATTTCCAATAACAATCCATAAGATGCAATATTGAATGGCAAACCTAAAAATGTATCTACTGAACGTTGATTCCACATTAAAGATATTGCTCTGGTTGGGATATCATCTTCATCCATCCATTTTTTAACTTCAGCATGGCCAAAAGTCACAATAGATTGTCTGTATGTGTTTCTTGAATTATCTTTTTTACTTTTAAATTCACACCTCTCTTCCAAACTTAATTCTCTTGTATAAATTTGCCACGAATAATGACAAGGTGGAAGTACTTGTTTACCTTCAGTTATATTTTTTCTACCATATTTTTTATAAAATTCTTTATCTGTTTTTAATTTCTCTAAAAACTCTTCTTTTGTTAATTTTTTAGTTTCCATAACTATTCATTTTTTCTAATAAATTATTCATTGCTTCCATAATGGTCTTACCTACACCATATAGGCACGGGTCAACTTCTCTTTCTAACCAATCATTTAATTCATAACAAACTTCTTCAGTATTTACTGATTGCACAAACCCAGAATCTTCTTCAGCGTTAAACACAATATACCCACCAAAACGTAAATTAACTAAGGTTAGTGGATAAATTTCTTCCCATTCTTTATAAACTCTTTTATTCATAACTCCAATTTTTAAAATTTTTATTTTTAACTCTACCTCTTACGGTATTTTCTGATAAATTTAATTGTCTAGCGGCTTCAGCAACACTACGATATGTGACTCCTTCGATAACACATATTTTATTATTAGGTGAATTATTACTAATATTATTCTTATGTTCTTCACTTTTAGGTTTAGAATTAATCTTACTTAACATATCCCTAACTTCAACTGTATGTGTTTTTCCTTTAAATGGATTATTCTCCTTCATCCATTCAGAATGTTTTTCATTAGTTTTTCCTAACCAATAACCATCTTTACCTTTATTTGCTTCACTTATTTTTTTATTTATTAATTCACGTTCTTCGATGGATAAATTATGGTGCCAATCCTTACGAATTTCAGATTGTAATTGTTTAGTTTCAGTTGAATGAGTTTTTCCAAACATTGAATTATTAGAACCTACTGACTTATCGCCATAAGTTTGTCTCCACATATCAATTTCATCTTTAGTTCTAACTCTACCTCTAGTTGGATTATTTTCTTCCATCCATTCAGAGTGTTTCTTTCCAATATCATATTTTCTTGGATGATTTGATATTGTATCACCACCTAACCCACCTTCTGCTATGTTATAACCATAGGTAGTCGCTGATAATTCTTTAATCCAATATTTTTCTCGTTCTAACCAAATATTATAATCTTCACATTCTTCTAGTATTTCTTTTTTGAAATTTGCTTTACCATATTTTGATATAGCTTGGTTCAAAATTTTACCAGAACCTAGATAGTTTGGGTTATTGTGTTTATCTTTACCGATATAAAATTTCCCATTAATTAAATTTGTCGTTTTATAAATAACCATAATGATATTACCTCCTTTTATTATAAATATATAATAAAATTAAAAACTACTCAATATCTTTTAAATAATCATTATAAAGTTCATCATCTGTTCGATAATCGGTAATAGGTAAATCGGCTGGATTCCACGCTGACACCATCAAACGTCTTGAATCTGGGTTGGTTTTAAGGTCGTTGATTAGGTTTGCAATTTGGTCTATCTCATATTCTTTAAAAAATAAACCTCTACCCCCTAATAATGGGTCTTCAATATTGTCTGTATTTAAAAATGCGTCTCTATCTATACCACCCCAACTTCTCCATTGCTTACCATATACTGGTCCTAAATCACCCCACTTCTCAGCAAAATCTACATCTGTTTTGATTTTGTTGATGAACATTTCTTGAGACATAGGGTCTGTATCAAAAGAATATTGTTCAACCAACGATTGTTTTTCAAATGACTTACAATAATTCTTATAAGCATCACCATCCCAAATATGACACTCGTTATCAACAAGGTATTTAATGTTTGTATCACCACGTAAGAACCATAATAATTCAGTAACAACACCCTTAAAGAACATCTTTTTTGTTGTTAACAACGGAAATCCATCACTCATTTTATGACGAATTTGTCTCCCAAAGACAGAAATGGTACCCGTTCCAGTCCTATCACCTTTGCGAGTACCATTTTCTAAAATGTCTTTTAATAAATCTGTATAAGCTTTATCTAGATTATTCATGAACAATTTCTGGTTTTAAATTTTTAACTTTTTCAAAAGTTGAAATTTTATCTTTCAATCCAGCTAATGACGCTGTAGTTACATTACCATTCTTCAAATAGTTGCTGATAATATCACTCATATTTTGTAACATGTCTTTAACAGCTACATCTGGCGTTACTTGAGGTTCTTCTTGGTCTTTGAGTTGCTCAACTTCTTTTAAAATTTCAGTTGTGTCTACATTATCCAATTTACTAGTAGTATATTTTTTAATGTGAGTGTTCAACACTGAACCTTGGCTATCAGCAGTCTCAAAACGCATGTAATCTGTTTTAGCAACATCGGTGTATTTGTATTGACCACCGTTACTGAAAATAATTGTTAATTCATTTGTAACTGTGTTATAAACTGACGCGCAAATGTTTGATGATGAATAAATGGCTTTAATCACACCTTCTTTTTCTTTTCTTTTTAAAATCATACTTCTTTATTTTATTTATTTTTTATTATGTGTTCTATAAGATTTTATTTCATTTAAATGAAATATTTTAGATGTTTGAACCACTTCGTTTGTTTCAATAATAGTTTCCTTGGTGGTGATAATCATGAAGTTACCAGTTATTACCATAGCGGCATCTTCAAACTCAAGTTTGGTTAAAGACGGCATAACTACTTCGTTTACAATGGTTCTAACCAACAGTTCAACCTTATGAAAGGTTGGTATCATATTTGAATTCATTATTTACTTTTTATACAAATATACTAATATTTATCTTAGAAGTCAAGATTGACTAATTAAATAATTATTTGTATTTTTGCGAATAATTCAATTAAATTAATTATAAATTATGAATAGAGAAGTTTACCCAAAAGTAAAACAGATTATGAGCAAATCAGCTGTTGAAGCCAAAGTTTTTGAAGATATAAAAGTAAGACCAGAACATATACTTTTATCGTTATTATCAGACAATGATAATACGTGTACAAAAATATTGAAGGAACATTTCAAAATAGATGTTTTAGATTTGTATGACAAGTTTTCTGATTTTATTAGAAAAAATGATTTAACCCCTAGAGGCTATACTAGCACTAGAAAAACGTTACCTTTTTCAGATGAAACTAAAACGTTAATAAAAGATTTAGAAAAACAATGTGAAGAGTTAAATCATAACATGATTGATACACAACATATATTGTTAGTCATGTTAAATAATAAAAATAACATTTCTGAGTTCTTAGGAAAGATTGGGTTAAACTATTATGACTTTAGACGAATTGTTAAATTAGAATCGCCATCTGGTGATAAATTTACTAACAGTTCTATTGATGATGATAATGAGGAAACAGAAAGCTTTAGAAAAAAAGCAAAAGTTTCTGAAACCAAATCTAAAACTCCAGTATTGGATAACTTCTGTAGAGACGTATCAAAAGCTGTTGAGAAAGGTGAGATTGACCCAGTTGTTGGTCGTGAAAATGAAATCAAACGTGTTTCACAAATTCTTTCTAGAAGAAAGAAAAACAATCCAGTATTGATTGGAGAACCAGGCGTTGGTAAAACATCAATAGTTGAAGGGTTAGCACAACTTATCAAAGATGGTAACGCACCAAGAACCCTTATCAACAAAAAGATTTACAGTTTAGATTTAGCGTCAATTGTTGCTGGTACAAAATACCGTGGACAATTTGAAGAAAGAATGAAAGCTATCTTAGAAGAATGTAAAGCAAACCCAGATGTAGTATTGTTTATTGACGAGTTACATACAATTATTGGTGCTGGTAATGCTTCTGGTTCATTAGACGCATCAAATATCTTTAAACCAGCGTTAGCACGTGGAGAACTGCAAGTAATTGGTGCTACTACGTTGGATGAATACCGTGAAAACATCGAAAAAGATGGTGCTTTGACAAGACGTTTCCAACAAGTATTGGTTGAAGAACCATCATTGGAAGAAACTAAAATTATCTTGACAAACATTAAAGAAAAATACGAAAAACACCATAGAGTAAAATATACTGACGAAGCTATCGAAGAATGTGTTAAACTATCTGCTAGATACATCATGGATAGAAGTATGCCAGATAAAGCTATTGACGTGTTAGATGAAGCTGGTGCAACAACAAATGTTGGTATCGAAAAACCAGACAACATCAAAGAATTAGAAGCTAAAAAGAAAGAAATTAACGAACAAAAAATCGAAGTAGTTAAAGCTCAAAGATATGAAGACGCTGCTAAACTTAGAGATGGTGAAAGAAAAGTTGATGAAGAATTAGAAAAAGCTATGACTGAATGGCAATCAACTTTAGATAAAAAAGTTACTGAAGTAGGTGTTGATATTATTTCTGAAGTTGTATCTATGATGACTGGTATTCCATTGACTAAGATATCAACTCAAGAAGGTAAACGATTAATGAACTTGGATAAAGAGTTGATGGGTAAAGTAATCGGTCAAGATGATGCAGTTGTAAAAGTAATCAAAGCCATCAAACGTAACCGTATTGGTATCAAAGATAAAAATAAACCAGTTGGTTCATTTATCTTCTTAGGTCCGACTGGTGTTGGTAAAACTCTTTTGGCTAAATTATTGGCTGAACACGTTTACGGTGACCCAGAATCGTTGATTAGAATTGACATGTCTGAATACATGGAGAAACATTCAGTATCTAGACTTGTTGGTCCACCTCCAGGCTACGTAGGTTATGACCAAGGTGGTCAGTTAACTGAAAAAGTTAGAAGAAAACCACATTGTGTTATTTTATTTGATGAGATTGAAAAAGCTCACGAAGATGTATTCAACTTAATGTTACAATTATTAGATGAAGGTCATTTAACTGATGGTTTAGGTCGTAAAGTTAATTTCAAAAATGCATTGATTATTATGACTTCAAACATTGGTGTAAAAGAAGTTAATTCATTTGGTAAAACAATGGGTTTTGAAACTGCTGCGTCAATTGTTGGTGAAGAAAATAAGGCTCGCTCAATTATCGAAAAAGCACTTAAAAAGAAATTCAAACCAGAATTCTTAAATCGTATTGATGAAGCAATTATTTTTAGAGGTTTACAACAAGATGATATTCATAAAATTATTTATTTAGAGATAAATAATTTAGAAAAAAGAGTAAACGAAATGGGTTATAATTTAACCATAACTAATGAAGCAATAGAATTTTTAGGTAGACAAGGTTACGATGAAGCATATGGTGCTAGACCGTTAGCTAGAGCTATCCAACACTATGTTGAAGACCCAGTGGCTGATGAAATTTTAAATGAAAACTTTAAAGAAGGTGAAACAATAGAAGTTTCATACAATGAGAAGAAAGAAGAACTAATAATAAAGAAAGGAAAAACCAAAAAAACTAAATAATAATTAAAACCCACAATTTTTTTGTGGGTTTTTTTATATTTATATGTATGAAACCAACAATTAAACAATTATTAAGAGAAAGACTTTTAACAAAAGATGAAACTGATGTTAGAGATGTTGCTGATTTCGTAAATTTTGCTAAAGAACAATTAGATATTGATGATGACATTAAAATTGAATTAGCGTTTGAAAGAACACCAGATTTAAGAACAACAGCGTATTACAATAATGGTGATAATCGTGTTAAAATATATGTTAAAGATAGAGCAATCATAGATATTTGTCGCTCAATTGCTCATGAATTAGTTCACCATAAACAAAATTTAGAAGGTAGAATAACAAACCCAGAGATGGATGGTGCTGATGGTAGTGATATCGAAAATGAAGCTAACGCTGTCGCTGGTGTTATAATAAGAAAATGGGGTAGACTACACCCAGAAGTGTATCAATAAAATTATGCCATACGAAGCAAGAGGTAAATGTGTATATAAAAAAGGTGCTAAAAAAAATGCAAAACCAGTAGGTTGTACGACTGGTGATGTTAATGATTATTTAGCAGCGTTAGTTATCAATGTTAAATCAGAGCAAAAAGAATTAGATGAAAGCTTGGTTACTATAGGTCGTAAAAAAATGTTTGATGGTATAGTTGCTATAAAAGATTCAATCAAAGATAACGCAGTAAACACATCAGACGCATTTAAAACAATAGTAAAAGCGGTAAAAACTGGTGAAAACTTAACAAAAGAACAAAGGAAGAAAATGGGGGATGACCTAAAAACTCTTCTTAAAAGTTTAGGTTATGGCGCTGTGTTTATGTTACCAGGTGGGACTGTGTTTTTATTAACAGTTTCTTTAATAAGAAAAATTATGGAAAAAAGAAAATTAAAAAATCTTAACGAATCAAACAAATTAAAAGGGGGTAAGGCTGATAATATGTCACCAAAAGACATTGCAGATAAATTTGGCGTTACAACAAAAATGGTTAAAGACCAAATAAAAAAAGGAAAAAAGATTGAGTCTGAACATACAGACGATGAAGAAAAACAAACTGAAATTGCTGAAGACCATGTATCTGAATTTCCAGATTATTATAATAGAATAGAAAAAATGGAAAAAGAAGCTAAAAAGTATTGGGGTAAAAAAGAAAAAACAAATGAATCAAAAAGTTTGGTTAAAAAATTACTTAGAGAAAATTTAGAAAACCAACAAGTTCAACAACAAATTCAAGCAGAACTACAAAGATTAGGGTTACCATCTGACACACAAGTTTATATGGCTGGCGAACCAATTACATGTAGCAAAGAAAAAGTTGGTGAACTAAATGAAGGTTTTAAAGAAGCTTTACGTAATGTGGTTGTTGTTTGTTCTTTAGCTGCTGGTGCTGTATCATGCAATAAAGCAGATACTGAAATTATGTACAAATACGTATACGATGACGCTGGTAGTTTAGAATATTCTAAACAAAACGCTCAAAATATAAGAAATACATGCTTGGTACCTTATGACCACGTTTTAAAACCAGCAGAGATTAAAGCAGAACAAGATAGATTAGCAGCAAAATACGCTAACGATTCATATAAGAAAATAACTGTGATGAATGATACATTGGTTCCGTTGAATGCACCAACACCACAATCACCAGATATTAATTACACTAAATAAGAAAAGGAGGTTTTAGACCTCCTTTTTTATTTCACCAATATATTCAAAACTTCCACAAATCCTTTTATTATCAACATAATGATTATTGAATAATTTATCATGCGTTACGTCAGTCCTTAATTTTTTATTTTTAGATGTTGGTTTCCATCTTTTAGATTTAATCATGTAATCATACATCTTAGGGTGTGAACTCCTACTAAAAAATCTATGACCTTCATCTAAGTGTATTTGAGCGACTGCTTCAATAAATCTAACACCTATACCCATTCCTTGAAAATCTGGCAGCACAACAACTCTATGACCCCTCCATGCGTTTTTTAATGTACCACTAGGCATAGTTATTGACGATAAAAAACCAATAACAGTATCTTCCCACACTGCAACATAACATCTAGACGCTTTATTTATGCTTGAATCTAAATAGTGATGGTCTTTAAACATTCCCCAACCATCATTTGTTGTGCGATATATTTTGATATTGATTTCTGGGCGGACAAAAAAAAACCGTCCACTAATTCACCAGTGTCCGTATTGATAACCCAATCTGGTTCCAACCACTCAACGACATCCATATGACAAGTGGATATTACAATGTTTGCAACATCATTATTCTTAACATATCTAGATAACGCAACAGAGGCCGCTCTAGCGACATTTCTATCAACGACTGAGGTGTACTCATCAATCACAGCATTTGATTTAATCTTACGTGCTAAATCAGCCCTAAATTTCTCACCGTTGGATAATACATTGTAAGGTTTATACCATGAAGGTATAGAATTGAAACCTACAGAACCTAATCTGTTGATTCCATCTTCTGGTGAATCAAAGTGTGAAATGATTGATTTATTGTTATCCCATATAGGTGATTCCTCAATCCCAAAGTTTTTTAATATTGTTGATTTACCAGAACCGCTAGAACCTACGATTACACCTATTTTAAAATTCTTAGGCAGTTTAGTTGGTAGCTTCCATGGATAAAATGTTGAAGTACCATCAAATAAACAATCAAAGGCTGTTTCGCTAGCAGCTATAAACTCATCTTTTTCAACGACTGATGTTAGTGGTGTGGTTTCTCTTTGTAACTTTTCAATAATTTGTTGCATAAAACATTGTTTTTATTAATAAATATTTGTAATTTTAAGAAAAAAAAATATGAGTGGAGGACATTA